CGCGGCGGGCTTGCTCCTGCTGCCGCTCGTTCGCTTCTGTATCGAGCCGGTCCTGCTCGCCTTCCATCGCCGCCTTGGTGCGGAAATAGGACTCGCCCACACGGGCCAAACCTTCGATCCAATTCGGAGAGCCAAGCGGACGCATCACGTCTTGGTCCAGCGCCGCCGCGATGGCTTTGGCTTTCGACGCCGTTTCGGGGAACACCATCGGGTCCGCCGCGGGCTCCACAGACGTCAAATCCATAGCGCCCGGCGCGCCGATCAACCCAGGCCCACGTCCTGACAGGTCGAGCATGCGGCGGGGCGGCGCCATGCCAGCGCCAGTGCGTCCAGCCATCAGATCAGCCCCGCCATTGGGCGCAACGCCTCAGCCGTCACAGCGGCGATCTCACGCAGCTTTCCATGCACCACCGCGTATTTGTCGGGGTGATGGTCGCGCATATAATTCAGCTGATTGTCCTTCACGTCGAGAAACGCGGTGCAGTTCCAGCAATCGAGCGAGGATTTCGTGTGGGCGTAGTACGCGGGAATTTCTACGCCGCGCGCTTTCAAGAAAGCGAACACCTCGTCCTCACTCCACCCTTGCAGCGGAAACACATATTCGATGCCGTCGAGCGTCATCCCATCGCGCACCGGCGACTTGTACGCCTCGCTGTTACGCTGACCGCGAATGATGCGGGTGATGCCTCGCTCCACCATCGCGTTATGCAGCGGACGCCAGAAATTCGCCGCGCAGCATTCGTTCCAGCCGCGAAGCAACGGGCCTTGTGTGCTCATGCAGGCTTTGCCGATCGCGCTCTGCGCAACAGGCAGCACATCGACCGGCCAGCCGTGCTCAGCGATGTCGCTCAACACATCGGTCCGCACCTCCAGGAAGTGCGGAACCTCGGCGGACACGCGCGCCATCAAATCGAGCGTTTCTGGAAACGCCGCCCCAGTGTTGAGCCACACCACCAGAATTTCATCTAGCTCGGGGCGCATGACCTCCAGCACCGCCAAGCTGTCCTTGCCGCCGCCGAATTGAAGCGCTGTGGTGAGCATTAGAACACCATGAGCGCCGTACCGGCGAGGCCCGCCACCGCGCCGCCGGTCGAAGCGTTCGCCGCCCCCTGGGCGTTTGCCGCGTTCACAGCTTGCCCATAGTTCGATTGCACCAAGCCGGAATAATCAGTCGGCGCCACCCGCGTCGCCGCCGCTTGGCCGGGATTGATCGGCGTGGTTTGTACGCCAGACATCAACGCAATGATCTCGTTCAGCGGGTTTTGCCGGTCCGCGAGGTCCGCCGTGGTGTCGAAGCCGTACTGCCGCTCAGCATCACCCAAATTCGTGTCGCGCTGCGTCAGTAGCTCCGCAAGCGACTGTCCACGCCCCGCCACGTCCTGCGCGAAGCCTTGACCAAGCTCACTTGTAGCTTGTGCGCGCTGGCGCGTGGCGTTGTCATCGGCGGCGAGCAAGGCCCTAGCAAAAGCGTCACCCTTGCCGGTGTTGAAGCTCTCCATCTCAGAGCCGAACGCTTCCGTGCCGGCGTTGACGCCTTGATTGGCGAGGCGCGTGCGCAGCGATTCTTCGGAACGATCAAACTCCGCGTCCAACCCTTGCGTCGCCAGGTCAAACGAACGCTGCCGCACATCGTCGCCAAAATTCCCCAGCGTTGAGGGATCGTACTTCGAGGCGTCGAAATCACCGCCCAGCGCGTCGGCCAGATTCAACGGCCCGCCCGTTGCTGCGTTCACGTCGAACCGGCGCGACTCGTAGGGCTTTGACAAAAGATCGGTGACGCGATCGGTCTGCGAAATGCCCAACTCGCCCAGCTTTTGGCCCTGGGTCTGCGACAATTCCCGAAGCCGCTTTTCCTCCGGGCTTTCCGTGACGGTCTGCGTCCAGCGGTCGCCTTGGTTGTTGTACGTCACAGAGCCGTACGGCGTGACCTGGTTGACGCGATTGAGCTCAGCTTCCGTGCGCGCGGTCTTCTCGTTCATCGCCGTTTGCGCGTTGGCGGTGGTGACGGGATCAGGCGGCGTGGGCGCTTTGGGCGAAGACATCGGTGTAATGTTCCCAGTGGAATTTGCGGCTGATCACGACATCCTCGGAGCCGTAATGGTGAGACAGGATCGCCTCAGGCTGGAAGCCAAGGCCCCAGACGAATTTGAGCGCCCGGCGATTGCTGCGCGGCGTCGCGCTCCAGAGCTTGTGACACCCGCACGTATTGAAGCCGTAATCGAACATCGCATCCACGGCCTTGCGTGCACGCAGCCAGCGCGGATCGGACGCGGCGGCGCTCACCTGGATCGTGCCGTGATCCGGCTGCCATTGGTGAAACACCACCACGCCAAGCACGTTGTCGCGGTCATCCGCGATCCCGATGGCGCGGGCATCGTCGGCAAACTGGCGCCCGTACATGCCGGGCATGTGCTCCACCGCCCATTGGGTGAGGTCTGCGGATCGGTCGAGAATGACCCTCACCTTTGCCCGCCCATCTCGTAGCGCAGATTGATCCCGTTTAGCGCAAAGGCGCTTTGATTGGATCGCGCTTCCATCACAATCGACACAGCATAGCCCTCACCCGACACCGCGCGCCATTGCCGCGTCGTCGTGTCCTCGCCGCCCCACAGATTCGTGCCCCAAATCCCCGAGCCCCATACAAGCGCGTTGGTGATGGTCGAGAACGGCCAAGGCGGCAGCGGGGGCGCATCGGAGTAATCCACGCGGCCCACCATCCGCACCGCCGCGCGCGTTGATGTCGTCAACACCGGACGCGCCTCCATGAGCGTCTTCACATTGCCCGGCGCCTGCAACACGGTCCAAGCCGTATCGAGCCGCGCCGTGATGTCCTCGCCGTCATCGCTCGAACTGTTGAAGCACAGATGCACACCGCCATCGGAAGCCCCCGCATAGAGCGCGCCGCCGAACACCTCGAACGTCTCGAAATCCCAGCCGGTGAAGCGGCCCCAGGCTCCGTTGATGCGGCTGCGCACGAACTGCACCGCCGTTTCCGTGCCGGATGGCGCATTGATCAGCACCAAATCCTCGGAGGGGATGAACACGCCTTCCCAACCATCAAATCCCTGCCCAGACGTGGCCGCGAGCCGGAACGGCGTGGAAATCACTGCGCTGAGATACGGAATCGCATCTGGCGAATTGCCGGCGGACATGATCTGCAACACCGACACAAGGCCGTTGCGGGTGATCACGCCAAGATCAGCGCCCAAATCCACCAAGGGGCGGTCACCGATCGGCTCGCCCACATACCAGCGGCCCACCAAGGCCCACTCATCCGCGTCGCCGGGATTGAGCCCCGCATAAACCGCGATCTCACCCTCACTCGTCAGCGCGACGAAATAATCATCGAGCCCGGCGCCGCCATCCTTGGACAGCGAGCCCAGAGCGATAAGCCGGCCGCCATAGCCAAACACCGCGCCCAACGGGAAATTCGCCACCGTGCCGGCGATGCTCTGCACCGGCAGGTATCCCATCGTCAGCGTGTTCTTGAAGATGAAGAACAGCCGCTCCTTGAACTCACAGACATAGGAAATGTCGTTGTCGGTGTAGGTCGTGATCGATAGCGAGGGCGTGGCCCAGGCGCTGCCGTTCCAGTGGCGCGGATCGTCCAGGCCGTTGCAAATCCACAGAAACGAGCCGCCTGACGTGGTGATGTTGGTGTGGCTGAAGCGTGCGTTGGTCAGGCTCGACACCACAGCCGCGCCGACAGAGCCCGGCGTGGTGACGTTGAATATGCTGTCCCCGGCAGCGGCGAACAGCGTGGACGAGCCGCCGGCATTGTACGCCATCAGCGTTTCAACCGGGTCGGTGATGCCCGTCACATGCTCCGTGTAGCCGGCGCGCATCTCCAGCGCGACGCCGCGCGTGACCCAATTGTCGAACGTGCGCGCGCGGGTTTGCGGCAGCTCTGCAACTGGCGTTTCAGTATCCCATCCCTGCGTCGGCGCGGGCAACAACGTCGAACGCCCGCGCGCCAGGGGAACATTGTTCCTGCGGGTGCGGACCGTTGACGCCAGCGCTTGTCTCACGGCGCGCCGGTGAACCCTGTCTCTGGAACGAGCGGATGGCTCAACGGCTCAAAGTCCGGCGGCGCCACCATCAGCGTCCGCGCACCGCGCGACGCGTTGATCTCGCTCTCGACTCGCATCTCGTAATCCTTGAGCGCTTCGGCATAGTCGCGGCCCTTGGTTTTGAGATAGCGCCACACCACGCCGAGGATGAGCATTTCCTCGTCGAGCACGTAATTGTCGGTGTCGGCGGTGAAGGCCGTCTTGTAGGTCGTGCCATCCGCCGCCAGCACCGGCGTGTTGATGATGTATTCATACGCAATCGTGTCCGCGACGGTCGGCGCGGGGAAAATGTGCAGCCCGTCGTAACGGAACATTGCATGTTGCTGGATCGTGGACGTGACCGGCTGGCCAAACGCCAGCGCCCATTCCTGTGCATTGAGCGGGCCGGCGATCTGCCGATCGGTCGATCGGTTCCAGAACGTGTCTGGGATCGAGCGCGCGAAATCCGACGCCTTGCCGCTTGCCTGCAATGACGCCAGCGAAGCCGTGAAGCTCTGCGTGCGCGTCAGCTGCGGCCAATCCTTGCGCCGCGTGACTTCGCGGGCCTCCTTGTTCGCCAAGCGTAGAAGCAGGTTTTGCGTTTCCTGCCCGTCCGCCGCCACGGCTGCCGTGACTGTCAGCGAGCACTCGCGCTGCACTTCCTGCATTGCCGTCAGCAGCGTCACAGGCGCGCGCCTCCGCCAATCTCAACTTCCTCGGGCACGTCCACGAGAATGTCGTCATCGGCCTGCACAGCGCGGCGCCCCTTCGCCTTTGGCTTGTCGAAGCCGACATTGTTTTGCTTGGCTTGCAGATCGGAAATGATCTGCGCCTGCTCATCCAGGCGCTTTTGGAGCCGCGCGATCTCAGCGCGCGCCTCAGCGTCGCCGCCAGCTTCCTTCGCCGCCGCGAGCCACGATTGCGCCTTAGCGCGCCACTCGCGGCCCTTGGCGCGGATATTGTCGAGTGCGCCGTCCGGCAGATCGGCCAATTGCTGCACCGTGTAGACGTTGCCGTCCTTGAACGCGCGCACCAGCGCCACGTCCATCAGCGGCCACTGCTCCAGCGGCGTGCCGGCTCCAGCGGGAGCCTGCTTTTGCGCCCATTGGTCGTAGACGCCCTTGAAGCGCCGCATGACCTGCTGGTCGATCTTCTGAACTTCGCTTCCGTCGTCCTGCGCAACGTGGCGCATGATCTCGTAAATGGGCGAGCCGGACTTTTGGCCCGGAGCCACCACGCGGAGAAAGACAACCCGATCATAGACCGCTGGCCCGGCAGCGCTGGCGCGCTCGTTCTTGACCGCCTGTTCTGAGAAGAACACCAGCAGCGTCGAACTCTTGGGCGCGCCCTCGTCCAAGTGAAAATACGGACCTTGTTCCATGATCGGGTTGTCTCCAGTTGCTTAGGTGGTGGAATCGAACACGGTGATGCACTTGGGATAGTCGAGCATCGCCACCGTGTTCGCCGCGCCGCCGCCGCCCACCGCCGTCACGAGACGCGCGCCCACGATCGGGGCCGAACTCGTGATATCAGTAGACCCGACAGCGCCCGTGGTGCCGCTCGTATAGAGCTGCACATCAGCCGCCGCGGAGGCGACGCCATACGCCGCCGAGCAATAGCCACGCACCTGGAACCAGCCGTAATCCTCATCCGCGAACGTGGCCGGAGCCACGGCGAGAATGGGGCTGGCAATGCCAAGCGCATGGGTCAGCGCGGTCGCGTCGAAGTTTTCATCGATTGCGACCCAGAAGCCCGCCGTTACGGCGCCTTCCGCCTTCGCGTAGATGAATTCCTTTTCGCCATTGGCGCTTTGGACAACGGCGCGTTCGCCAAGGGCGAAGCCCGCTTCGTTGGTCGAAGGCGTGTCCGTGAGGGTCACGCCCATTTTGGGATAGCTCATGGCGCTTACTCCTTCACCTTGCCTTGCAGCATGCGGTTGGAGCAGGTCATGTTGCCCGCCCACAATTGCAGCTGCACCATCGCGTCTTGATTGAGGGAATGACGCTCCCCGCCGATCACTTCCATGTCGCGATCCGTGTGGGTCACGAACGAAAGGTAATCGGTGTTGAGGAAGAACGCCGTGGCGTTGGCGACCGAGTTCGAGTCGTTCATGTTGCCGCCGATGCCGCCTTCAAGGACGCAGTCCATGTTGACGAACTTCAGCGTGTCGAAGCCCGATCGGCCCTCGCTCGTCCCGCTGATGCGCTGGATGCCGGTGAGCGACCGCCAGTACATCTGGTAATAGACGTTCGAGAACAGGCCCAAGTCCGGCTTGTCGCCATTCCGGGTCAGCTGGATGTAGAGGTTCTGCATCCAGTCCTGAATGTTGTCCTTCGTCGTCGCGCCGCTGTTGTACGTCGTGGCGTCGAGGATCTTCGATTGCCAGAACGTGTAGGTGTTGGCGTCGATGCCGCCGACTTGGTTTGTCACGGTGGTGGGCACCAAGAGGCCGAGACCGCCGATTTCCTTACCGCCCGAGCCGGTGCCGTCCGCATGCACCTGCGCGCCCATCTGGTTCACATAGGTGCGCCGTGCGTTGTTGATCTTGCTGGAGAGCAGCTTGATCACAGCGTGGCGGCCGGAATTGCGGATTTGCTCCAGGCCGGAGATTGACACTGCGATAGACGCCTGTTTCCAGTCGTACACCGCCGCGTCGATGAAGTCGTTCACGCTGATGTTGAGCGTTTCGTACCCGCTGTAGAACTGGAACGAGCCGTTTTCGGCATATTCCAGCGGGATAACGATGTCCCGACCGCCGTCGAGCGTCATCTTGTTCTTTTTGCGGAGCCGATTGTAGAAGGGCACGTTGTCGCTCATGTTGTCCACGAGTTCATCGCGTCGATTGCGAAGCGTGGTGGCGACCAACTGCCCGATATTAATCGAGGCCATTGGCTTCTTTCCTGATCAGAGCGGGAAGCGTGATCAGCCGGCGTCGAGCAGCGAGCCGATCTCTTCTTCCAGCGACATTTTGGGGGATGACCGCGCGCCGCCATTGACGGTCCCGCGATCTCGGGTGTCCAAGCTCTTGGCTCTGGCGCGCTCCACGCCGGCCTTCTGCTGCTGTGCAAGCATCAGAGGCCGCGTGGCCGGGTGAGCCCAAATGGCTTGGTCGTAGAGCTGGTCAAGGGTGGCTTGCGGGTTCCGCTGGAAGGCTGCCTTGATCTCCGGGTCGCCCCGGATGATCGTCAGCATGGCGTTCTCGACGGTCGCAAAATGATCCTTGCCGTTGGACCAGTCTTCGATGGTTTTGGCGATCTGCGCGCGCGTCTGTTGCGCGGCGCCGGTCTGCATCTGTGTGATCGCGCCCTGCAATTGCTGCACGGTCTGGCGAAGTGCGTTGATTTCCGGATCGGGCGCGGCCTGCGGCGGCAGCGGCTCCAACTTCTTGCCGATCTCGGCCAAGTCCAAGCCCACGGAGCGCGCCAGCATGTCCAGCGCATTCACCGGGTCCTTGCGAAACTCAACATCCCAGCTCAGCAGGTTCGAGACGTATTGCTGCGGCGCAATGCCGTGCTTTTGAAGCTCTTCGGCGTACGGCTCCAGCGTCTTTTCGATCGGCTCCCACGCCTTGATCTTGCGCCCGCTGTCGGACATGCCGCGCTGCACTTCGTCTTCACGCGCCTTCAGGGCACCGCGCAGGCTCTCCGGCAGCTTGTCCCAGGGGCCGTATTCCTCGCGATACCAGGCCGGCTTCCAGGGCTGCTTGGCGTCCTTCGCCGCGGGCTGCGCCTCAGTGGGCTTTTCAGCGACCGGCTCCTCTTTGCCGTCCTTGCGCACGAAACGCCGGCCCTCACGCACATATTCGGCGCTGTCGCTTTTGGGGAACGGGTCGGGCTTGTCGGCTGGCGGGTCGCGCGGCTTGGCGCTGACATGATCGTCCTCGGGAGGAAGGCCCTGGCCGTCGAGCGCCGCATCCAGATCGCCGCTGAAGTCGATGTCGTCGTCAGCCGTGCTCATAGAACAAAATCTCCAACGTCGTTTTCCGAGCTGATGCCCATTTCATGCAGGGCGTCGTTGACCCCCGCTTCGATCACGTCTTGCTTGATCTCGATGTCGCGCGGGCGCGTCGCCGCGTCGTACTCATTGCCAAGCTCGATACAGCCCGTTTCCTTGGTCAGCCGGCGAAACTCGCTCTTGCTGTCCACGCGCTTCAGCGCTGCGTGATGGTAGAGCCCGTTGATCCCGCCCAGGCTGTCGCTGATGACGAAGGGCGCGGGGAAGTCCGAGCGCGCCGGCTTATCGGGCAGGCAATTGTGCGGCCACGCATGCAGCGCGTGCATGTCGCCGCAGAAACGGCACAGACGGAAGCGCGCCATTAGTTGGGCGGTCCGCCCTCTTGCATCGCGCGCTTCGCCGCAGCATTTTTCGCCGCGATGTCCATGTTCACTTCGTTCGTCTCGCGCTTCATCGCCAGATCGGCCTGCGTCGTCGCCACCGTGCTCATGATCTCCGCTTCGGTCTTGCGCTCGATCGCCGCGATCTGCGTGTCCGCCTTGCGCGCCTCAATCTTCAACTTCGCGTCGCCGCGCTTAATCTCCGCTTCGGTCTTGATCATCTCCGGATCAGGCTGCGGCGGGCGCGGCTTGCTCGCGGCTTCCACGGCCTGCTCGATCGTTTGCTCCAGCTGATCCACCTTGTCGAAGCGGCGCACGCCGAACAGCAGCATCTCGCCCACCAACTTGGCCGCTTCCGGACCCTGCGCAGCCATCGGCGCGGCAGCCTCCATGAAGCCCGTCGCCGCCGTCATGAACTCCACAGCCGTTTGCTTCTCCTCCGCCTGATCCGGCTCCAGGGTCGAATCCGTCTCCACGTCGATGCGGAAGCTGCGCGAGGTGTCGTCCCGCAGCATCGCCTCCACCTGCTTCAGAAAGCGCGTCGTGGCCTGCTGTTGCTGCATCTGCATTTGCTGCTGCATCATCGGGTCGGGCGGCGCGCCTTCAGGCATGGGCGGCGGCGGAAGCTGGGGAATGTATTTGGCCAGCAATTCCTGATCCACGCCGGCCATGCGCATGATCTCTTCAAACCCAAACGCCTCTGCAATCACCTCAGCCTTGAGGCGCATGATGTCGGCGGCGAAGCGCTGGACGTCCTTTTGCACCCGGCGCACGCGCAAGCTGCCCCACTTGGCCTTGATGCCCTGCGCTGTGGCCGTCTCATCCGGGTCCGTCGCGCCGCGCAGAATGTCGCCAATGCCGGACACCTCATAAAGCGTCTGCTTGGCCTGCTCGCGAATCTCGTAGAGGCTTTTGAGCACCTCAGCGACATGCTCGACCGGAAACCACTCGATCCGGCCCTTGACCCCGCCGCCTTCCGCGAACATCGCCCAGTCCTTGACGGCGATCATGCGGTTGTCGCCGCTCTCCAGCAGGCTCGCGAGCTCCGCGCTCTCGCTGGCATACACGCCCGCGACCTTCAGCGCCTTTTGCAGCACGCCAATGCGCGCCGTGATGCGGTTCAGCTCCTCCGCCTGGTCCTGGTACAGCGCATAGTCTGGCGTTGGGATGCAGGACTTCGCCGTGGTCGTCGCCAGCAGCGGACGCGGGCATGGAAAGAAGTCGCGGAACCGCACCGGCGGCGGCACTTTGCCGAGATACGCATGCTCACCGCTGCCAGGCGCCAGGAAATGCACCACGCCGGCAACCTTGTCGTGAATCTCCCACAGCTGCGCCTTGGCGCGCTCGTCCTTCAGCCCGTCGTCCGTCTTGTCCGAGTCAGGCGCGCAATCCATCGCGATAAGGCCGGCTTGCTTCGGCTCAAGCCCGCGCTCCTCAAGCCATTTCGGCAACTCGCTCTTGGACTTGTGGAACCGCTTCGCGACCCACCACACATCCGTCCACGTCTTCGCCACGCTGTGCAGGAAGTCCTGCCAGGGCACATAGTCAGCGACCACGCTTTCATAGGCCAGCTGCGCGTCCTCGCCTGAGCCAACCAGCGTCGGCACATAGCTGACCCACACTTGGCCACGGCCCGGCAGCAGCCGATCGCGCACCGCCTGGTCCATCGTGTGATCAAAGTCGTAAAGCTCGCAGCTGGTTTGGACACAGCGCTCCAGCATCTGCGCGCCAAGCCGGGCCACTGGATCGCGATCACGATACCGGCGCACCGCCTTGGCCTTCGGCGTCTGCATGTACACCGCCGGGCGCAGCGTCTCCACGTTGCTCCACAGGATGTTGAACAGGCGCGCGCGCTCCGTGTTCATGTCCCGCTCGTCGTTGTAAATCTTCTCGATCTTCTGGCCGCGCTGGACGAACTTCTTGTGCGCCTTCTCCGCCGCCGCAATCTCAGCACGCCACTTGCGCGCTAGGCCGGCCTTATCCTTCGCCGGCTTCTCCAGATCGGTGTTGTCCGTGCTGTCTTCAGCCACGGCCCGCCATCACATAAAGCTCCAGCAGCGTGGCGTCGGGATATTCCTTCGCGATCTCGCGGAGACGCTTTTGCAGGCGCTCGTCCTTGACGGAGCGGATGTATTGTTCGAGCGCGGGCCGTAACGGCAGGTCAGATGCGCTCGTCTTCTCGTCTTCGCTCACCAAGTCTCCCAATCACATCGTTGAATGTCGCCGTCGATGGCGCGTTGATCTGCATGCTGCGGGCGGGCGGCGGGGCTTTCTTCGGCGGCTCCAGCGTCCGCCATGCGCGCGCCAAACACTGAAAAGCGTCCGCCGGATGGCTCGCCCAATTCTTCAGCGGCGCATCCTTGAACGTCTTCAACACTTCGTCGAAGTCCGCCTTGTATTGCCGCAGCGCCTCGATCCCGTCCTTGCAGCGCAGCTTGTCGAAGCGCGCCCGCGGCAGCGTCAGCCGCGCCGCCGAGATACGATCATCGATCTTTTGGCCCTCGACCACGCGAGGATTGCCGCCGTTGAGCTTCAGTTGTTCAATCCGCGTACGCCCCGAACCTATGCCGGTCGCCTTCGCGTCTTCGGGCACGTAATCCGCCTCAATCGCGTAACCCAGCCCGCGCGTTTTCGCGAGCACCTGGGGAATGCCATCGCTGTGAACGCCCTCGACATAATCGATCACGTTCACGCCTTCGTGCGTCGGCTGCCAAATCCACACCGGCATGTTGGCGCCCTTGCCCAAGTCCCAAGCCGTGTAGCAGGGCAAGCCTGGGTCGTACGGCACCTCTGTGAGCCGGCCGTCCCGATCCGCGTCGGCCATTTCCTTTCCGAAATACGCGCCCAAAATTGCCGCCTCAAACGAGCACTCAAACTCTTGCGCGTACTGCTCCGGCGTCATGTCCGAGAGCGCGTCGTCCAATTCCTCTTGCGGCAGGATGCCAGTCTCACTGGCCCGCAGCATCATCGAGAACCACGCCTCGCTACGCTGCGCCTTGTCCCACACTTCCCAGAACTCGTTGCGGCCCTTAGGCGTGCCAATGAAGGTCGCCCAGCCCTGCCGATCGGCCAGCATCGGGCGGATCACCTCGCCCCACACGCTGGGCCGCATGTCCGCGTATTCGTCCAGCACCACGCCATCGAGATACGCGCCGCGGAGCCGGTCGGGGTTGTCCGCGCCGTGAATGCGGATGCGAGCGCCGTTCAGCAACTCCACCCACAGCTCACTCTCGTTCTTGTCAGCGATAATCGGCCCCGCGAAGCGCTTCAGGTAGTCCCAGGCCACTTCCTTCGCCTGCGCCAAGTACGGCGCCACATAGGCGTAGCGTCCGTGTGGAAGCGTCAATTGAATCGCGCGCTTCACCTTGTCGTTGATGCTCGCGACCGTCTTGCCGCCCCGCCGATGCACCACCATGCACGCCCAGCGCTGGGTGCGGTTGTGGTACGGCAAAAATATCCGGCGCGGCGCGTAGGGTAGAACTACTCTCCGCTCTGCCACGTCACTACGAGCTTGCCGCCCTCATTGTCCGCGTGGTTGACCTGGACCGGGATGATCTTCGGGAAGATCGTCTTGTAGAAGTCCGCCTGGTTCTCACGCGCCCAAGTCGTCAGGGCTTGCACCCCGCCAATGCCTTCGAACGCCGCCTCGATCGCCTCATAGGCTTTCTTGGTCTTCGTGCGCGGGACGCCTGGCTTTGCGCCGGCGCCGGCGCGTTTACCGCCGTGTGCCATCTTGATTAACTTGAATTATGGTCATGTTTACGGCCCCGGCCTATTCCCGCTCACGATAGCGCCTGTGATGGCGTTTTCGCGGGCGTTGCGGGCAGCGGCGTCGAACGTGGCTTCCTGCATCCAGATCAGCGCGAAGACGCCTGTAGCGGCTCCCATGACCAGAGCAGGCAGGCCAATGATCCATGCGGCTTTGTGCCAGCCGTGGGCGAAGGCTGCTTGCTGTGCTGCGATCATACGCGCTTCTTGCTTCGCTTCAATACGGGCGATGTCAGCAGCGTGCGCGGTGATGGTGGCGTCCATCGCCGCTGTATGTTCCGCCTTCGCGCGTCTGCGGCCTTCTTTGATGCCGTTGGCTGCGATGGCGGTGTGGGTGATCTCTTTGCGCTCTTCGTTGGAGCGTTCGGCAGCGTCGGGCGGGACTTGGTAATCTTCATCGACAAGGGCAAGCTTGAGAGGCTTGGCTGTGGCGGGCTTAGTAGTCATCGCCGCCCCGACCCATTCGTGATGTAATCACCGATGCAGTCCGCAAGCTCCACGAACTCGATCTCCGTGAACCTGCGCCCGCTCAGTGCACTCGCCGTAATCTTCGCAACTTCCCTGCGAAACGCTTGCGCGTTCGCTCTGTCCGTCGATTCGCGATCGGGCATCTGTACTCTCGGGCTGCCAAGCATCTTACCGCGCCACCTTCGCCTTGCCCGCCTTCTTCGCGCCGCCGGTCTTCATGGCCTTGGCTTGGGAAGCGTGCTTTGCGGGAGCGCTTTTGGCGCGGATTTGCTTGGGCGTGTTGCGTCCGGTCATTCGCTTTCTCCAAGGTAGGTTTTAACAGCAGCGAGAGCGGCTTCCACTTCGGGAATGCCGACTTCGGTGACGGCGTCGAGAACGAGACGGAGAGCGCGGGGCTTCGGGTTGTACTCACACAACCCCAATGTTCTTGCGCGCTCGGCCAGTATAGGCCCTCCGGTGCGACGCTCATTGCGCTCCATGCGATTAAGTACATCCTCTTCGCCGATCAGATCAGCCATCCCACTCTCCATTTGTTTTCAGGCCCCACGCCGTCATGCGCCTTGGGGGAGGATCGCGCAGGACGGAAGCGGGTTGCGGGCGCAGGGCCTGAAACTGAATTGGCTCTCCCGTTTTCTTGGCCAGCACGGGAGAAAGCTGGTGGACCCGGCGGCGAACCGCCCACCAAGCTCGAATGCAAAGCGCGCCGCAGGCGTGAACCTGGGCGCGCGAATTCGTATCGTAGAAAAATCTGCGCAAGTTTGGGGTCACTGTCAAGCCGCCCTGCCGTAGCTGCGGTCAATCGCGTCGAAGTGTGTTTCCAAATGCCCCAGCAGGACCGCTACAGGCCGCGAGACGCGCTCGTACTTCGCACGATAGCTGCCCATGTTGCGAAGCTCGCCCAAGGTGGGCTGGGGAAACGCGAACAGGCGCACCAGCAGCGTGCGGTGCGTCGGCGCGGCATGGCCCACAAAGCTCAGCGCCGCTTGCGACGCCGTGGCGCTTACAGCGCGATCCCAGGCGCGTGCATGGGGGTCGCTGCATCCGCCGTCCACACGCTCGCCGCCAGCAGCCCCGCCCTCTGTGGAGCGCTCCAGCAGCGAGGAAAGCCGCAACGCAGCGTCGAACATGCCGCCACTGATGTCGCCGGCCCGCAGCAGAGGATGAACCGCCCACACGCGCATGGGCCGATCCGCGCCAAGGCGGCGATCCTCCCAGGCCTCCTGCACGCTGGCGGCGCGCTGGAGTTCGATCTTACGCAGCAGCGCTGTGGTGTTGGTCATCGGCTCCCCCAATTCTGAAGCTGGCGGCGCTTGGCCTCTTCGCGTTCGGCCTCTATGAGCAGACGGCGCGCGGCCAGCTGTTCCGGCGTTTCCTCGCGTACGATCGGGCCGAACTTGCCGTCATCGCGCCAGCCGTGCGGGCGTGTGTCACCGCGCCGCCAGTATTTTGAGCCGAGGTTCATTGCCCCCTCCTGCGTGGTTGGCCGTTCACCATGTCGCTGCGAAGTGCTGGGGCGCGCTCAAGCAGCCATTGCCGACCCTGTGGGCTGAGGCTGTAGCCCATGCCCCAGTGCGTCTCGATGCAGCCGGCAGGAGCGCCGCCCTTGCGTAAGCTGCGGCGCAGGAGGCAGATCAGCACCTTGAGTTCGCGCGAATCCACGAGATCGGCGCCATCGACCAACCCGCCATGCGTGACCTCCGGGCGCCGGAGCAACAGCAGCAAAAGCTTGGCGCATTGCTTCTGCATGGGCACGGCGCGCTTCACTGCGACAATCGACGCCATGTCGACTTCGGGCAAAGCCTGCGTGCGCTGATGCGCCAATTCTTCTTTGAGCCGATCGATCTCCGCCAGCGCCCGGTAATATTCGGCCTTCGAAACAAAGCCGCGCGGTTCTTCCTCTGCGATAGCCATCAGCCAATCCCCTGACGGAAGCGTTCGGGCTGCTCCAGATGCAGCGGCTCGCGCTGGGCTTCGATGCGCGTCTGCTTGACCGCGAAGTCCAGCCACTCAGCAGCGCCCTCACGGCCCAGGTCACGCACAAGGGCGGCTTTCAGCTTCGCCCACAGCTGGGCCGTTTCGGACTGGTTGGTCCGCGTCATGCGCGTGCTCCCTTGGTTTGGAAAAGATCGGGTTCGGTGACGGGCGGGCCGCGATAGCCGGGCTCGTCGGGCTTGGGGCCAAGGCTCGACGGCCAGTGCGTCGCGTTCTCGCGCCATGCGGCGATGAAGGCGGGCCAGTCGATTTGGCTTTGAACGAGCGCGGGCTTGCCGGCGGCGATTTCAAGCCAGGTGTCGAGCTTGTCGCGAAGCCAGCGCTCCAGCGCGGGAACGTACTGGCCCGCGTCCTTCCGGGCGTCCGGGCTGGCGAGGTAGGCGTCCAGCGCGGAGAGCGCCGCCGCCGCGCCGTGCTGCCGGTTCGCCCTCGCCCACGCCTCCGCCGATTTGGCTTTCGAGGATCGGCCACGCTGGGGCCATCGCTCCCAAGCCTCGATGAAATTTTCCGGGAAAGCTTTTGGGGTCGTTCTATTAGGAACCGAACGTAGTGAGGTTACTAATACCGATGTGATCTCCTGTTCACATCGGCCCCGTTGTGAACTCTGGATCACATCGGCTGTTTTCAACGCTTTAGCTGGCCGTTGTGAACTCTGGATCACATCGGGTTCACATCGGCTGTTTTCAGCGGCTTGCACCACCTCGTCCGGCAGGTCGGTGCGCACGCGATATTCGAGCGCGACCCTCCCCCGACGCGATGCGGTGAAGCTCCGTGTGTCCACGTAACCCAGTTCCACAAGCGTGCGCAGCGTGCGCGAAACGTACTCTCTGGAGACGCCGAGGGCGGCGGCCAATTCGGTTTGCTTCGGGTGGCACCACCCGTTCTTGTCCGTGAACGTGCCCAGCAGGGCGAGCAGCGCCTTCCCCACCGGCGTGAGGCGCTGGTCCCGCATGGCGGCGGCGGGGGCGATGGAGTAGCGCGGGCTCAAGCCGCCCCCCGCCAATCACGCACGGTGTCGAACGCCAGATGCGCTTCCAGCAGGTCCGTGCCAATCGGGCCTTGGCGCTGCTTCAGCGTGATCACCTCAAGCTGAAGAGCGAACTCGTCCATCTTCTTGCGCCATTCGTGCCACGCGTGCTGCGGCTGGGCGGGCGGTTCGGCGCGCTCCAGGTAGTACCGCTCGCGATAGACCGCGAGCACCGCGTCGGCGTCCTGCTCGATGCTGCCGCTTTCGCGCAGATCGCTCAGCATGGGGCGCTTGTTCTCGCGGCTCTCCACGGCGCGGGAAAGCTGCGAAAGGGCAACCACAGGCACGTCTAGGCGCTTGGCGAGGGCTTTCAGCCCTTGGGTGATCTCCCCGATCTCAAGCACGCGGTTTTCGCCGCGATGGCTGGCGCGCATGAGCTGGAGATAATCGACCACGATCAAATCTAGCCGACCAAGCCTGCGCCGCGTCGCTCGCGCCGAGCCCTCAAGCTGGCCAAGGGTCTGCGCGGCGCGGTCATCCACGAGCATGTAGCGCGGCAATTCCTTCGCCAGCGACCGCAGCAGATCGCGATCTGCGTTGGTCCCGCGCCGGATGTGGAAGTATTCCAGCCGCTCCATCTCGGAACGGCGATTGAACGACATGGCCGACAACGAACGGCAGGCAATCGCCGTGCGGCTCATCTCCAGCGAAGCGAAATGCACGCTCCTGCCTTGGCGCGCGACGTTGCGCGCGATTTGGCACGCGAGCGTTGTCTTGCCCATGCTTGGTCGCCCGGCGATGATGTAAAGGCCGCCGCGCTCCAGCCCGCCCAAGCGATGATCGAGCGCCGACAGACCGCACGCCATCATCGGCGTGTCGAGATCGTGCAGGAGCGCGACATTGCACTCAGCTAGGTCGGCGCCGATGGTGGCGTCAGCCTCGCCTAGCGCGCGCAGCGACGTTTCCGCCTCTGCGACCGCAGCGAACACATCCTCATTGGCCAGCACCAGCGCGCGCGCCTGCTCAAGAGCCCTGGTGGCCTCGCGGCGCGCGTAGGTGTCGATTATGAGCTCGGCATAGTCGAGCGCGTGAATCGTGAGCTTCGCCGCCCGTTCCAGCAACGTCATGAGATATGACGCGCCGCCGATTTCCTTAAGCGCGCCATCGGCCTCAAAATGCTTGCGAAGCGTCAGGCCGTCAGCGATCTTGCCCGCCTCTACCAGAGTGCGCATGGCCTCCCAAATGCGCTGGTGAGCCGGCACGTAGAAGTGCGCAGCGCGCAGCTTCAATCGCTCGAATATGTTGTTGTCGAACAGCACCGCGCCAAGCACCGCCTGCTCTGCGTCGAGATCGTGGGGGAGCGATGCGGTCACAGGCTGCGCTCACCCTTGGCGCTGTAGCGAAGCGCGTGGCCGGGGCAGTAAACGGAGCCCAGCGCAGTCGGATGCCCGCACATGCGCGCGCGGCCCCAATCGCTGTTATCGGTGACGGCGCGGCATTGGCCGTGCGTGATTTCGAGAATGGAAATGTTGAGCGGCGCGATCGGCTCGGGGCGCTCTGGCGGGAGAACTGGCTTGGTCTTTGGCGCCGTGACCTTCATGCATTTGATGCGGGCGCGGATGCGGTTTCGCTGCGCCGTTTCGCCGCCCGGCTTCTTACGCTTCGGCGCGCGCATGCGGTGAAGGCGACCAAGAACAGCGCTTCGCGTGACACCTCGCAGCTGTGCGGCAATCTGTTGGGCAGAGAAGCCCCTCGCCCACAGCTTCATCGCTGTTTCGCTGCGCTCTGGCGTCCAAACCTCGGCCATGTGGTTAACCCCCTTCAGCAAAGAAAAGCCCGCGCGGCGTTGGCCGCGCGGGCGTCGTGTCAGGCTCGTGCTTCGATGCGCTGTTCGTGCTTGGCTGCGGCGAACCCGCACAGCAGCTCATGCGTTACGCCGTGGTGGCCGTTCTCGCGGGCCGCGCGGACGATGGGGTCAAACGCGCGTGCGGGAATGCTGTCGTTCAATCGCCATTGTCGGGCGTTTTCATAGGGTTCGCCTATCTGGCGCGCGAACTCGGCAGTCGTTTCCCACAGGGAGATAACGTCTATGAACGATGCAGGTGAAGCGGTCATGGGGGCGACCGTATATGACATACGATTGCACGGCAAGTCTGATCGTAGCAAATCTGCGACGGGTTGGGGCAGAAAGCGCCTTATGAGTCGAGCGAATGAGCGGCTGAAGAAGGCGCGCAAGGAGGCCGGGTATTCTTCTGCGGTCGATGCGGCGCGTGCGTTTGGCTGGAACCACAACACCTACATCGCCAACGAGAACGGGCATGCACCCTTTTCTAAAACCGCAGCGGTGCGTTACGCTCGTGCATTCCGCGTGGATTTGGATTGGCTGGTGACCGGCCAGGGCCAGATGCGGAAGGGTGCGAGGGGTATTCCAGTGATCGGCCATGTAGGGGCCGGCGCGAGAGTTTTTCCTATTGAAGACGGGGTCTTAGATACTATCGACCCCCCGTTCTCGACGCCGGAAAACGCATTTTGCTTAATCGTTCGCGGGGATTCCATGCTCCCCGCGTACCGCAACGGCACCTTCCTTGTGCTGCTTCCTTTGGCAGACCCTGCCGAAGCTTTGCACAGGCGCGCTGTGGTAACCCTTGAGGACGGCTCCCGCCTCGTCAAAGAGGTGGAGTTTGGGTCTTCCACAGGTTTTTTCAGCCTGCATTCCTACAACGCCGAGCCGATCCGCGATGTGCGGATCACGCACGCCGCGCGCGTCATCGGAACCGTAGAGCCTTAAGTATTACAAGCGACAATGAGCGTTCTGCCGACCATTGGCAGCACCGTCGCGCCGCCCGCTCCATTGGGGATAAGAGCGCCGCCTGCCGTCCGCTCCGATTGATCCACTGGCGTAAAGCCGTTGGGGCACACGTCTGCCGCGCGCCGGTAGCACATGGCGATACTGACGGCGAGGCCGTCACATTGAATGGCCCAGCCCTGGCGCCCGTCTCCGAGCGGCATAGGCGTGGCCCTGCTGCCGTCCGCTGATGTTCCCGCCTCCCCGCGCGAAGCGCATGCGGACACGAGCACCAGTGCCGCCAAAACCATATTTCTCATGCTGATCTCCCTAGCGGATCGGGCCTACAACAATTCGCCGTAGGTTTTATACGATTTCGCTTGCGCCCAAATCGTAGGTCATATACGGTGCTCCCACATCCAGGGAGCACACATGTCCACCCCGCCCACCACGTTCCGCCCCATTGGCGATGCAGCCGCCGCCGTTCTGGCGAAGCTGAAGCCCGTCCAGGCCCCTCCGTCAAAGGAGCCGCGCCGTGGATGAGCACTGCCCCGGCATCTTCCCCAAGCGCCGCCCGAACGTCGCTGCGGCCCATGCCTTCATGCAGGACATGTTCGACGCTTTCCGGCTTGAGGCTGAGGCGCGCTTAGACGCGGCTGAGGAAACCGATCGCTTCCGCGTGCATCCGCGGTTCGACAAATCCGCCGAGCTTCGCGCCGCTGCCCACCGCATGGCGACCGCCGCCTGCGAAGCCTTCGTGGCGAACGCATGCGCCAATCTCCCCGATGAGGTGATGGCGATTTGGACGCCGCGCAACGCTGCCGCCGCTGAAGCGCGGGCGAAGGAAATGGCGGGGGTGGAGTGATGTGGACGCAAGCCCAAGCCATCGACCTCGCTCGCGCCATCGAAGATGTGTGCCCAAAATTCGGTTGTCACGTCGCCCTAACGGGCGGGCTCCTTTACAAAGACGGCCCCCGCAAAGATGCCGACTTCCTTTTTTATCGCGTTCGCCAAGTCGAGTGTATCGACAAAGAAGGGTTGTTTGAGGCTCTCGCCGACATCGGCATCACGCACGAGCGCGGCTTCGGTTGGTGCCACAAGGCCACGTGGCGAAATCAGCCGATAGATTTCTTCTTTCCCGACGAGGACGGCGAATATCCGCCTCCCTCTCGGCCGCCTGAGTCCGCGCTGGGGTTTGATGATCTCGAAGACGAGATCGCATTTTGACCCGCCGCTATCTCACCACCCGCGAAATGGCGGACATGCTGATGAAGCAGCATGGCTTGTGCGCGGCGGAAGGCTGCATGAGCGAAGGCCCATTCGAGGCCGATCATTCAACGCCGCACGCATGGGATGACAAGAAGCCCGATCAACTTCTCTGCGTCCCCTGCCATCGCAAGAAAACCAAGCGCGACATTTCCAACATCGCGAAGACCAAGCGTCTCCGCAACCAACGCACCCAGTACGACAAGCGCAAGCTTGCAGGCGGCTCTCGCATCAAAGGCCGTACCCTCATGCAATGGCGAGGGCTCGACGGCACAATTAGGAGCAAGGGACAATGACGGTCGCAGAATCGCACACCCAATCGCTGACGGAAAAGCGCCTCGCCCGCATGGCGCCGGCCAATGACAGCGCGTCGGTCATCGAGACGCTGCTAATCAAGGGCGATCTCGGCAAGCTCGATGCGGCGCAGCGCAACGCCTATTACCTGAAGCTCTGCGAGGTCACCGGCCTCAATCCGCTCACGCAGCCGTTCGAGTACCTGACGCTTCAAGGCAAAACGGTCCTCTACGCCAAGAAGGCATGCACAGATCAACTCCGCGCGCTTCACCGCATCAGCGTGGTGGACATGGATCAGGACGAGCGCGAGGGCCTCTACACCGTCACGGTGAAGGTGCAGAACCACGAAGGCCGCACCGACATGGATGTGGGCTCTGTAAACGTGCAGGGGCTCAAAGGCGATGCGCGCGCCAACGCGATCATGAAGGCGAGCACGAAGGCCAAGCGCCGCGCGACGCTCTCCATCTGCGGCCTTGGCCTGCTGGATGAAACCGAGGTCGAAACCATCCCCGGCGCTGTGGTCGCGGAGCCGCAACCCAACAAGGTGCTGAACCCCGAAACGGGCCGCATGGTCGATCCCAACAGCGCCAACCAGCTTCGCAAAAACGGCGCGTGGGATAGCTTCCTCGACAAACTTCAAAGCTTCGAAGACGCTCACGATCTCGACGGCCTGAAGCGCTGGTTCACCAGCGATGACGTGAGCGCGAAGATCGCCGCGTGGCCGCAAGCGTGGCGCGAGAACGCTGAGGCGGAATTTGCGCGGGTGCATGACGCGCTCGCTGCTGAAGTCGCCGCGCAATGATCTTCCGCCTCGCCCACGCCACAGCACGTCAGCGCGCCTGCGAAGCCATCCGCAGCGCGCCTGATGGCTACATCGTCCGCATCAGCGAGCCGACGCGTTCGCTGGAGCAAAACGCGCTTTTGTGGGCCAAACTTACCGATCTCTCGGAGCAATTGCCCTGGTACGGCAAAACGCTGACGCCTGATGACTGGAAGGATGTCCTAAGCGCATCCCTCCGCAAGGCGCGCGTCGTTCCCACCATAGACGGTGACGGCTTCGTTCCCCTTGGCATGCGCACTTCGCAAATGACCAAGGCTGAGTTCGGCGCGCTGCTCGATTTGATCGAAGCTTTCGCGGCGGAACGCGGCGTCATCTGGAGCAATGAGCGCGCGAAGGAACGGGAGGCGGTGCGGTGAGTGCCCGCACGATCCCCGAAGTGGCGGCGGAGCTAAAGCAATCGCCACGCGCGCTCCGGCGCGTTATTGTGGAAAACGGCCTCTATATCACCGCATCCAATCGCAAGACCCTCACCGAAGCCCATTATCAGGCCCTCATCGCGATTCTGCAGGGTGCGCCATGCCAATCACACCTAAGCTCCGCAAATCGGGCATCTACCACCTCCGCGGGACGTACCTCGGGGTCCGTGTTGATGAAAGCGCTCGAACTCGCTCACTCGAACACGCCAAAATCCTCGCAGCGAAAGCGGAGACGGAGATTTTCGAGCGACACGCCTACGGCGCCAAGGCGGTCGAAACCTTCGCCGGAGCTGCGGCTGATTACCTGCGCGCCGGAGGCGAAGCCCTCCACATGACGCGGTTGATTGAGCATTTCGGCATGACGCGCTTGCGTGACATCGACCAGGCCGCGCTCGACGCGGCGGCGGTGCGGCTGATGCCTGATGTGCAGCCGGCGACGCGCCGCCGCGCGATCTACACCCCGTTCATCGCCTGCTGGAACCACGCCGTTGCATCGAACAAAGCCGAGCCTCGCCGCTGGAAGCGTCCGCACGCCGGCAAGAAGCGCCTGCTGTGGATCACGCCGGAGGAAGCGGAGAAGATGCTGGCCGCGCTGGAGCCCAATACGCGGGCGCTGGTGACGTTCTATCTCGGGACGGGCGCAAGAGCCTCCGAAGCGCTCAACGCTGTGTGGAGCGATTTCAGCCCCGCTGCGCAGCGTGTGACGCTGTGGGCGGATATCACCAAGAGCAATACCGATCGCAGCGTCGATCTCGGAACGCGCGTGCGCGACGCCCTGCCCCAGCGCGGCGATCCCGACGCGCCTGTGTTCGTCAATTCCTATGGCGAGCCGTGGCACGCCTATGACGCGGTGAACCTTGCTCTGCTTCGCGCCTGCAAGCGCGCCGGCGTGCGCCGCGTATCGTGCCATGCGCTGCGCCACAGCTGGGCGACCTGGGCCTATGCTGTGTCCCGCGATCTGGAGCTTCTGATGAAGCAGGGCGGCTGGGCGTCGCCGGAACTGGCGATGCGCTACATGCACGGCGGAACCGACGATCTCGCAGATGAGGTAAGAGCCCACGGCTGGGAGCTTCTTGGGAAGCAGCTTCCGCAAAAGCAGCAAAAACTGAAGGAGGCCAAATAGATGCGCCTCGCTGAAGTCCGCCTTGGTAAGGCTGAGGTCGGGAGTTCAATCCTCCCCGACGGCACCAGGAAACTAAAGGGTATTCCGGCCCCGCAACGCGGCCAGGCCCTGCAGAACCCGACAGAACGACTCACAAACACCCCGATCTCCTTGGGAGATCGCTGGGAGGTTTGTTCGCGAGTCGTTTTCCCCACCCCCGATCCCACCCCCGCCATCTGGGCATAGCTGAAAGGAAATGAGCGTGGCGAAACCGTTCTGGCACGCGAGCCACTGGCGAGATGATCTCTCAATCGCTGAGAAGGTTGCCGCAGAGGCTGGCTGCAAGATTGAGGCAGCGACCGCCGATTATCAAACCGCGAAGCTCATCGGCGACGGCGTTCGTCTCGTCATTTACCCGCACAAAACGAGCGCGGGAAATCGGCACCTCCGCGTGCGAGACGAGAACTCATCCGACAAAGCGCGCGCGATGGATATTGCCCAGAAGCTGAGCGCCGCCGCCGGACACAACTGCACTTTTCACATGAACAACGTGTGGGTTCGACCCACCCCATCCCCCATTAGCGAGTGAGCCGTGATGTCTGAATCTATGGAGGAAGAAATGGCGGGAGAAGTGAAATTTGCAACCGATATTGCGGCCATCCCGCAAATCGCGCGCGGCCAAGTGTGGTGCACGACTTGCGGTCGAACTGAGAAGGTCAACGGCAGCGCCGCCATGCGTAACGGCTGGCCCAAGTGCTGCGGCTACACGATGACCATCGATAGCCCGGAGGAGCGCGCCGCCCTCTCCAAAGCTTCCAGCAAGTGACCCCAGGAGACTAGCGTGGAAAATTATTTCGAGACGTTCGAGCGCTTGCTTACGCCATACTGGAACGCGGCGCGGATCAGCGAATGGTGGTCCACGCCGATCGCGACGCTTGGCGGTCGGCGCACGCCGCACCAGCTTTGTCTAGACGGTCTCGCACGCGAGCTAGAGCGCGACATGCGCGAGCAGATGATGCGCGATGGCGACCCACTCGAAATCATCCGCGATTGCCAAGCAATCCTGGCGGAATACCTGCCCCCCGACGGCATCACCGCCAACGATGCGCTGAATCGTCTCTTGGAAATTCTCGACGGCCCACGCGCCCGAGCAGCCTTTGCAACCCCAGGAGCGCGTGATGTCTGAAGACAGAGAAGCGATACGCGATCTTATTGGGCGCGTGGAAAAAGCGAGCGGGCCGGATCGGGAGATCGATGCGCGGGTTGCGCTGCTCTGCGGCGAGATCGAACTCAGACAAACTAATCAGGGCCATTACTTTAGTCTGCGGCGTTCTGATGAATCGTATTCCTTTGCGTCAGGCTGCGGCGACAAAGACTTGGCGATCAAGGTGCTGGCCTCGTGTAGCGCCTCGCTGCTTTCTTACACCGCCGACCTCAACGCCGTCATCGCTCTTATAGAGCGGAAGCTGCGGGGCTCGCTGTGGTGTGTCGGCGACATGGAAGATGGCACTTTCGCGCGCATCATTACGCCGAATAAGCGCGGCGATTACGTGGGGCAGCAAGAGCATTTCGCAACATCTGAACCCCCCGCTCTCGCGCTCTTACTCGCATTTCTCCGCGCCCTTTCCCAGGAGCCCACCCATGACAGATGAAACGGCGCTAGAGAGAGCGGCGCGTGATGGTGCCCGAGCGGAGCAATCCATTCGCTTGCTGGCGAAGCTCTACGAACATCGAGACGCCGCGCGCGTTATGTTGGGCGCACGGTACGCGGAAACGATGGCCATAGGCGCTGGTATGATCAAGGGCGTTATGGACCATCACGAATGCGACGAACTCACTGCCGCGTTGAAGCTGGGCAAGGAAGTTAGAGACGAGCCCGCCAGCGTGACGATCACCATGGCCGCAGTCGTTGAAATGCTGGAGCCAATCCCATGACCCCATCCCCCCGGAGAGATTGAGACATGAGCGGATATAGTGAGGACGGTGTGGGCGCGCTGGTGGCGCGGCTGGAAGCGCTGGCCACGGAAATGGTCAAGGCGTTCGGTGGTGACGAACGCGCTGCGGAACCGGTCGCGATGCTCGAAGCCGCCGCCGCTCTCACCGCCCTTGCGGCGGAGAGGGATGAGGCGATCGAGGCGCGCGATGAAGCCGTTCAAGGGCCATGGCCAGAATGGGCGCTCAAGATCGAAAAGCTTCTGCGTGACCGTGGGGCTTACGACGGTTGGACCGACGAATACGACCTTCCAAACGACCTTGCCGAGCACATCGAAGGTTACGAGAAGGCCGTAGAGGACAGAGACGCACGCCGCGAAGCTACGCTCCTCGCCCTCGGCGCAGAATTCGACCGGCTGTCGCTCGTCATTGAAAGCGCCGTGAGAAACCAAGACCCCGCGCATAGCGCCGCTGTTATCGCACTGATCAACGCGAACCGCGCCGCCCTCTCGAAAGCCACCAGCAAGTGGCCCCTTATCATATCGGAAGTGGAGTGCAGAGATGAAGCTTGAAGCGCAGAGCGAAGCCCTCCGCGATCTTATTGGGCGCGTGGAAAAAGCGAGCGGCGCGGATCGGGAGCTCGATGCGCGCTTGGATTTCGCGATGAACCGCGTCCCGATCTATTGGGGTCGCGGCGATGACTTCGGGCTCAGCACGCCGGAATATGTTGACGCATGGACCGATGCTGAATGGTGCGAAGCGGGCCGCACGCTTTCAAGCACCCATCCACACTTCACCGCCGACCTCAACGCCGTCATCGCTCTTATAGAGCGGAAGCTGCCGGGGTGGTCTGTGCAGCTATGCCAAAACCGTCCCGCCAAACCTGGGCGCGAATGGAGCGCGTGGTTGGAGCCTCCATCAACGGCCAACATCGATAAGGACGTTGACCTTGAGGCGGTGAAAGACACCCCCGCACTCGCCCTCTTACTCGCCTTCCTCCGGGCTTATGAACAGGAAGCAGGATCATGAATCTGCGTCTCACAATCGCGCGGCTGCTCGTGCCGGAAGTTTTCGCTGCGTTTCGGGCGTTTCCGCATTTCCAGAACGGCGAAGACGTGACGCCTAAACGCATCAACGCACTCGCCAGCGAGTGGCAGGAAATGATCATGGGCTGGGCGCCGTCAGAGTCTCAAATCGATTTCATCGACCAAGACGGAATATTGCGCCGGATCGTTGACGAGCCTGGCGATTGGGAAGCCGGAATATCTGGCGGCTGGTGCATCGACAGCGACGAAGACTGGGAGGTGAACCGCGCCGGCACACGCGACGCTCTCGCATACGCCCGCCAGTTCGTTGAGCGCTGGTGCCACACGCAAGGCAACAACGCCGATTTCTTCGCCGCGACATTAGCCCCAATCGACGCTGCGCTGGGCCGCGCGCCTGCCGCCGTTTCTCAGGAAGCAGGATCATGACTGAAAATAGCGAAGCGCTGGAGAGTGCGGCGGGTGCCGCCGAAGAAGCAATGCGCGACATCAGCGTTTGCGAAGGCGCGGACGGGATGAGCTATAGCCTTCTCGACGCGATGGCCGAAGCGCGCTGTGAGAAAGAATTGGGCGGCGCGGGCGATGTGCTGCGCGACGCATCGCTCGACGTCGCATCCGCCGCGATCATCGCCTTCCTCTCCCATGGAGCGCTGGTGGAGGCGGTGGCGCAAACGCTCTACGAGCAGGAGAAAGCGCGCGCCACTAGGGCAAACGCAATCATTAGCGGCACCGGCCTGTGCATCGAGCCTTACGAAGAATGCGCGGACAGCTCATGGCGGCCAGACGCCCGCGCCGCTCTCACCACCCTCCGCTCAGCAGCGGGAGATGAAACGCCATGACCACAGACCCACTCAGCGCGGAAGAAATCGCGGAGCTGGCTGCGCGCGTATTGCCTTTGGCTGGAACGCTGGACTCCGGCGACGATGGCGACATTTGGCGCGCGGTCGGGGTTGAAACCGTCGAGGCGGGCTGCTGCGAGCAACCGCTTCCAAACGGAGAATGCTGCGGCCAAGCCATCCCTGTGCAGGGCTTTGAATTGCAGCAATTCGAACTCTCGAAGCAAGATGCGGCGGACCTGATCGCCCTCGCCAACGCCTTCCCCCGCCTTCTCTCCACCATAGAAGCGCTCACAGCCGAGAAAGCTGAAGCGAGAGCGAAGGCGTTCGAGGAAGCGGCTGGCGTGGCGGAGCGCCAAGGCCGCAATACAAAGTTCGGTCCTTGCGACACGTACCATAACGGCGAGCGGGCGGGTTACAACATCGCCACCGCGATCCGCGCTCTCTCACAGGAAGGGAAAAGCAATGGGTGAGGCTGAAGTCGCGGAAATTGCGCGGAAGCTGACGAAGGCGCAGCGAAAAATGTTTGACCGCGCAATTGCCGAGAAGAGCATCAAAGGCGGCGCGCACAACATGAGCGAACGCGGCGCCGCAAGTAGCGTCTTCGGGCGCCTAGAGCGCATGGGCCTTGTCACATCATTCCGGGTGGAGCGCCAAAATGTCTTTGGCCGTGGCTGGGACTATCACGCGCGCCTCACCGACCTAGGCCGCTCAGTCGCCTCCCTTCTCAAAGCCAAAGGCGAAGGGAGCGGTGATCATGGGTGAGGCGAAACTTAAGCGCGCGCGCCTCGCCGAATTGTTGGGCGAAACGCGCCGCGCCGTAGCCGAGTATCTGGAGCGAAGCGGCGTTCACCACCAAGATCAGAGCGGAGAGCGGGGATGAGTATGTTTAGCGGTGGAGAGCTTACCCGCGCGGCGGGCCTCCGCGGGTGTGTCACGATTCCTCTGTTCTCCTTGTTCACCATCGCCGTGTGGGAAGGCGCCAAATGGGTTTTCGAGCACATTCAGATCGGAGTGACGCCATGAGCGAGACTAAGTGCTGCGGCGTCCGCGAATGCACTCAGGAAGAATGGGACGCAATGGTTGCCGAGATCGACACTGAGAAAGCGCGGCGCGCCGCACAAATGCCCGACGACGCAGCGGCCCTTAAACAATTGTTTGAAGCGTGGTTGCGACTTCAGGAATTGGGCTGGCGGGATGCGCGCAACGCACCCAAAGACGCGACCCTTCAATTTATAGAAATTGGCTCCACCGGCATTCACACGGGCCATCGCGACGAAAAAAGCGAAAGCGGTTTGTGTTGGCTGCATGACAACGGCGATTTGTGGCCATCGCGGCCAATCCTTTTTCGCCCCCACCCCACCGAGGCGAAGGAATAATGGCTTTGCGCGCGCCTCCATCTCTCCCGGGCTTAAATCAATCGGAGGAAAGTGAATGACGGCCATAGACCTTGGCGCTTATCGCGAAATGTTCGCCGTGGCCGGCGCGCTGCAACGCTTTATGGACCTGTGCAATGAGGGCTACACGGTCGGCTGGGAAATCACCGAGCCTCTCGAACAACGCGGGCTGATCGTCTGTCGCAAGGTCAAGAAGGCGGACCTTGAAGAACCGTTCGCCGCCGATCGCGGCATCGAGAAAGGCGGCATCATATTCGAACTCACCGCAAGCGGTCGAGCTCTTTGGGATGCGATGCAGGCCGACACCCCTTCTCCCCGAACCGCTGGAAAGGATTGAATTGCCATGACTGACGCCCGGATAGACGCTCAATCTACTTCACCTGATGGATGGGTCACGCAAAACTTGATCGCGGAAGCGCGCGAATGGCTCGCCGACTGCGGCCAGGGAAATGGGCACCAGCCATCGTTCTTGATCCGGCGGCCCGCGCTGATCGAGAACAAGATCAAGACGCTGGCTGTGCGCGGCATTCTCGAAACTGGCGACGAACTGCACTTCACCATGAACGACGTGTCTGGTGAGCGGAAATGGAACCTTCGGACGCTCGGCCAGATCGCGGAGTTGCAGATCGATTGGACGCGCGAGATGCAGGCCGCTCAGGCGACAGGAGAGGATTGATGGCAACCGTAGAAGACGCTGACGTCAAACTGGCCGTGGGCTACCTGCGCAATCTTGCGCGTCAGTTCGCGGACATTCCCAAGGGGCTCCACCCGACCTTCTACCACACACTTTCGTATGAGGGCGATGTGGCCGTGGGCGACCAACTACATGGGCTGATTGCGCGCTTGGCCGACGTCGCAGCCCTTCCCCCGCAACCAGGAGGTTCGGATAATGGCGAGTGAGATTGTGGAGCAGCCAATGGACCCCGATCTGGCGGAACAAGAAGCGTTCGCGCGCGGCTATCAAGCCGCCATCGCCGCCCTTGATCCAGAGAACGCAAACACCGTGAAGATCGCGGCGGAAGCGATCGATGCGCTGTGCGCAACACCCCAAGCGCAAGCCCCACTCACCCAGCAAGGCCAACCGTACGGCGGCACCCCAAACTACGGCTTCGCCTACGGCGGATATGACGTGGTGCAAAATTACGGCTCTGACCAGAACGGGCTGCGCTCGCCGCTTCGGCAACCCACCAGCGAGCAAATCGCCCGCGCCGTCATTTCCGCTCTTAGAAGCGCTGTGGAGGGTTAGCGCTTGCGCGGCTTGGGAGCGGGAGCATTTGAGGGCGACGCCGCCAGCTGCGCGAGAGCAAGCTCGATCGTTTCGAGTTCGCTGGCGTGGCCGAAACGCTTCTTCTGGGCGGCAAGCACTTTCTGCGTTGCCGGGGCCATCAAGAACGTCTTGCTCTTGTACCCCTGCCCTATGAGGGCTTTGCGCCACTCAATCGTGCGCTCTGTTCCAGACTTGGCCATTGGCCAAACATAGGCGGCAAATTAATTTGCGTCAACCCGTTGACGTCAACATGTTGACGAGGTATATTGAGGTCATTGGAGGAGCAAGCCATGAAGGTAATATCGATCTCCACGGACGGCACGGCCTCGGTCACCGAGTTCGTTCCCGTCAAGATGCTGGAGGCGGAAACGTTCTGGCGGGATTGTCTTGATGATCCCTCAGTGTTGATCGCCACCGTGCTCATTCGCAGCACTCACGGCGCATGGGAGACGGTCAAGACGTTTTGCCGCTGACCCTCGCGGCCTACGCATTGTTTCGGCGGTGCGTAGAGCGGGATGGTCAGTCCCAATCGATTAATCGGCGCACCGGGCCACTCCGCAAAGAACGAGCCCGGCGCGCCTCAGCATCACGAGGGTACGCAATGCAAGACAAACCTAAACCCATTCGCCGGGTGCGCAAGAAGGGCGCGCCGGAGAAGAAAAAAGCGGGCTGGTGGACGAAGGCTCAGCGCTGGTTCAAGCGCGGGCTTAAAGCCACCGCCCGCGCGAACCGCAACACGCTGCCCCGCCTCTTGTGCTGGGCGGCTTTGGCGTGTGTGGAAACCTTCACCGCCCTGGGCATTATCCAAGAAACGCCGGCCAAGGAAAGCCTGTTCGGCGTTGAGATCCCACTGGCGGCGATCAAGATCGGGATTTCCCTGCTCATGGGCCTGATCGCGGTGGAGGCGACCCTGGTGGCCGCTGAGCTCGCCACCGACCCGCGCGAAGAATACCGCAAGCGTTCCGCCGCCGCGGCCCGGTGCGCGTTCTTCGCGCTTTTGATCCCGGTTTATTTCTTCGCCTGCGCTCTGGCGCTCAATGCCCAGCGCGCGAACCGGGAAGAATACATCGCCTCGGAAGTCTATCCGATCGACCAAGCCCTTGCTGAGGGCCGCTGCCTCGATGAAAGCGACCCCAATTGCTATGTCACCGAACAGCAGCAAGCCGACGCGATTGTGAGCCTCGCGCGGGCGAACGAGGTCCGGACCGCGCGGATGGACGAGACGTTCGTCATGTCGTTCTTGTTCTCGGCGTTCGTTTATTGGGTGATCGGATCGACGCCAGCGGCGCTGCACCGGCCCCGCCCGGAAACGCCGCGCGAAGCTGAGCACCGCATTGACGAAGCGCGCAAAGCTGAGAACCGCGCCAAGGCTGCCGCCAAGGCCGAAGCGACGGCGAAGGCCCAACGCGAAGCGGAAAGCCTCAATCTGGTGGAGACGCTCCTTTCCCGCCTCGGCTTCTTCAACCGCGCGGAAACCCGCTTCGTTTCCCCCGATGCGCCGCGCTGAGAATATCCCCTGAAACTAGGGCCGCTCTGGAGACGGAGCGGCCCGTTTTGTGTTAAGGTGCCGCTTCCTACTCCGCCGCCACAAGCTGACGTGTCACCGGCGCCGGAGGATGATCATAAACCGGCTGATCGATCATGACGCCCTCGTCGCCATCCACACCTAGCCCGGTTACAGGAGCTTGCTCTTGAGTCTCGCTGTCATCGTGCTGGCCTTCAGTGGCGCTGCCGTCGCCGTTGTCTTCGCCCACGCTACCTGCGTTATCCGAAGCCTCCGCAGGTGACTCATCCTCGCTGTAATCCGGGAGCGTGACTTGATCGAGGGCCTGCTGTTCGTCATCGCTTTCTTGCTGCTGCCCATCGGCTACAACGCTTGGCGCCGGAGTATCGAGGAGTTCCTCGAAGGCCTGTTCGGGCGGTGATTGGCCGCTGCGCCGGGCATCGAACACCCCGGGTTCGTCTGCCGTGTTCTCCGGCTCAATCTTCACCTGCTGGGGCTTGCCCTTGCCGCGCTTGCGCCAATACTCGCGCGGGCGAACCTTCACCAATTCCTCGCCGGTCTCTGCGTCTCTGACCACTTCGCGGGGCCGCTCCATCGGCTCCGAAGCGATCGGCGCTTCAGCCCGCAGATCGGGTATCATGTGATCCTCGGGCATGGCTTCGCTGCGGAACGTCGCCATCTGCTCTTGGCGCTTCAACTTCAGCCGCAGCGAGATCAACGGCATGATCAGGCACACGATGTCCATCACGAACGACAGCAGCATAGCCCGCGCGCCTTCCAGCCAGCCCAGCGTCAAAGCAATCCAGCCGGTCGATTCCGTCGCGACACGACCCTGCACAGACGAAGCCACGGTGGCGCGCGCCTGCTGCTCCCGCAGCGCGGCCATGTCGGCTTTCAGCGAAACCATTTCCTCAGACACGGCGCGGTAGGAGCGCAGGCGGTCGTATTGCCAATCGCCGCGCCGCGATTCCACGAAACGGTCGTACGCCTCAGGTGACATGGACGCAGCTGTCCGCACATAAACGCTCTCGGAGCGCGTGCGTTCGTCCATCGCGTGCTGAACGTCCGCGATGCGCGCGGCCAACACAGCAGCCTCCTGCGCCACCTGATCCACCGCCACGGCGCTTTCGCGGTCCCGCTCCAGCAGCGTATCGCCCTGCACTGTAAACGTGCCGGCGATGATCACGAATGACACGCACACAGCAATGATCAGCGCCCACGCCTTCTCTGTCGGGGCCTCGCGCCAGGAGAGCCGCGTGAATGTAGGAATGGCGATCTTGGCGACATAGGGAATGCCCACCGCCACGACAGCGAAGCCGATCACATACGGGAACCAGAATTGCACATCGCCAACCCAGCTGCCGAAATGCGTCAAGTGCAATGCGCCGGCGCGGTCGCGGGCAATATCGAGCGTGTACAAAAACAAGAAGTAGACGAGCGCGAAATACGCCATCCAGCTTGCCGCTTCAGTCGCGCGCACCAGGCCGGCAGGCACCGTCACGCCGGGCGGGTCTGGCTGCGGCGTGACGCGCTCAGGCCATTTGATTTCAGGAAACTTCATCAGCCACCCATCAGTCGATCAATCCCCACCACGCGGCCAAGCAAGCCGCCGGCGAGGACCAGGGAAACGGCGATCAACACCAGCTCACGCATGGAGAGGTTCACGCCCTCGCGTTCTGGCGCGGGCGCGGCGTCTTGGATCGCCTTGCGAATTTCAGCAAATCCGGAAAGCATTTCGCCCCGCAGATGCCCGTAGGTTTGCAGGATTTGCTCTTGGCCTTTTTCGAGCGAGCCGATCTTTGTGTGCATCGGCGCAAGCTCCGCATGGGTGACAAAGGGCGACGGCGGCGCGTGGGGGGGGTGCCACAAACGGGGATCGTGCTCCATCAGCCTCTTATTCCTTGACCCAGCCACATCAGGATTATTGAAACGATCAAGATAGCGAGCGCCCAACTCACCAGAGAGCGCCCGCGATCTTTCACGGCTGCGACCTCACCCAAGCCGCACACACACGCTGGGGCTCTGCATTGGTCGCGCGCGCATGGCGCTCTGACTCAGCGACCCCGCGAAAATACAGCCCCGCCAGTTCGGCGCGCTGCGCGCGGATCGCCGCGTAGGCCGGCGCGTTTTCAGGCGGCAGGGGCGGCAACGCGATTTCGTCCACCGGCTCCGGCTCGACCGGATCAAGGCCGCATTCAACGGGGATCACCGGAGCCCGATAGATCACCATCGGCTCCGGCGCTTCCCGGTGGCTGAAAGGTAGCGTCTGGCAAGCCCCAATCGGGAGGATTGCCGCGAGTAAGCACATCTTGGACTTCACGAGCCTGTCTCCTTTGTTGTGCGGCGCGGGCGGCTTGGCGCTCCCGCTCTTGCTGAATCGTGCGGCTGGCCTGTGCGGCCGTCTCACGCGCGGCGATCACGTCCTTGTGGGCTTGCTCCGCCTCAGCCCGCCATTCCGCGGCGCGCGTGTTCGCGGTTTCGAGATTGGCGCGGGCCTCGCCCAATTCCTCGCGCGCCTCATCACGTTCGCCCGCAGTGAAGTGGTTCGCGGCCCAGCCAGAGAGCCCGAACGCCACCAGGGCGGCGGCGAGCCACATTTGCAGTCTGCCCAGCCCCGCGCCCGCCACAGCGCCCAGGAAGCCCCTGGGGGCCGTTTGCTGGCCTACGTCACCGAACAGCGCCATCGGCGTGGAAAGCATCTCAGGGCTGGCCACGCGCCCGCTGGCGGCGTCGATTTCGCGGACGTTGCGTTCTAGCTGGCGCAGCTGCAATTCTTCGGCGTTGGTCCGCTTCGGGATCAGCAGCAGGCGTTCGATTTGCTCATTCCAAGCCGAGCGCTGGCCGGCCAGCTGAATATCCGCTTCGATCGTATCCATCGCCACGGCGCGCTTGGCGGTGTCGCCTTCGATGCGCAGGCTTTCGACCTGGGCCATCTGCATGGCTTCCTGCTGGGGAGAGACATAGCCCCTCGCCCTAGCCCAGATCAGCAGGGCGCGCGCGGCGATCTCCTCCACGATCCAGCCGACCTTGTTCCAATGGACGAACGCCAGCACGCCGCAATGGATCAGGAAAACCACCGTGGCCGCGAAGCCGAAAATCATCCATTCGCGCATGATCAGCACCGCTGCGAGCGACACGCCGGGAAACCAGGAGTACGCCACGCGCGGAAACCAGGTGTTGAACGCGTTCTCGCCCTCAGGGCTGTAAAATCCGGTCATGGCCAGCCCTCGTTCATCGCCGCCAGCATCGCCGCGAGCATGTCTTTGTCCGCCGTCATCGCAGCGCGGCGCAGCGCGTCCGCGTGATCGCGGATCGCCTTGTCGCGCTTCTCCGCCTCCATGAACGCCATCGCGTTTGCGACGGTCTGCTCACGGCGGTCGCCATTGTTGAAGTCGGACATGGCCTGGGTCAGCGTTTGCCACAGGCCGGGATCAGTCGCCGCCGCGACGCGGGCTAGCTCTGCTTCTGTGATGGAGAAGACGACGGCGGATCGGGCGGCGCCGAGTTCGTCGGGGAGGATGGCGATGCCGGGGTATCCCTGACCGCCGCCATGAACGCCATCATCTGTGAGAGATGCACCGCTTTCTGCTCCGGCGCCAGCGGCGGGCGCAGAAAACTCGCTTTCGTCGGCTGTTTCCGACACTTCGGTTTCGTCTGCCACCGAAAGCAGCGATAACAATTCGGGCAATTCATCCCCGGAATCCTGCGCCGCCTCGCCCTCGCTTTCAAGCTCCCCCGTCCAGTCATCATCGACCGGCTCGGGCTCGACGTACTGCATCACGTCTTCATCCCAGACGGGCTCGGGCGGCGGCGGGACGTAATGCTCACGCGGCCCGATCTCAGCAAGCGCATGCGCGGCTGCCTCCAAAGGCTGCAACGCGCAGAAATGCCGCTTGCCCAGATAAGTCGCGCCGACACCGTTCTTGACGTAAATGCCCGTCCATTCCGGCCCGCGCAAAATCGCGGCCAGAGCCTCTGTCTCGCTCATGATGTCCTCGTTAGGAAAGCGTCAGCGTGCTGTTGGTGCTGATCTGCACGCCGGTCGTTTGGTCGTAGACCTGCACCGTGGCGGAAGTCGCTGCCCCAGATAGCGTGATGGTCAGCGTGTCGCCGTGCGCATATCCAGGAACGACCAATCCGTCAGTGACAACCCCGGTTTGCGAGCCTGAATAGCTCAAGGTCGCGCCAGTTGGCGCCGACGTGATCTCAAAGCGAATGTCGCCGGGATTGCCAGCGGGCACAGTCAGTGTGCGCGGTGACGACGCCGCAGAGCCGGGCGCAGTCGCGGATGCGTTCCAATTGCCAGATGACGTGATCGAAGACGGTCCCGTCGAACTGCCCGCGACAGCAAGCGCGGGTGAGCAAGTGATGCCAGTTATTGGGCAGCCTCCAGCGCGGCGATGCGCGCTTCCAATGCCGCGATCTGCGCCTGCAAGCCCTGCGCATTCGGAGAGCCGATGCGAATATCGCTGGCGAAGTAGATCGGCCACGGCGAGCGCGAGTAGATCGTCCAGCCCGTTGTCGGCGCGGTCCCGCTGGGCTGGTTGATGTAGATCAGATAGCCTTCACCGATCGTGCCGGCATTGACCCAATTGATCCGCACGCCGTACGCATACGGGATCGTGCCGCTGTTGTTCATCGTCACGCGCGTGATGACGCCGCTGTCGATGAGCCCGTTATTCGAGATGACGAAATGGCCCGCGCTGGGGTCGCTCATGCGCCCGCCGCTGCGATTGCCGGTTTCGCCGTAAATCCCGGCCCCGCCCCAGATGCCGACACCGCCTGACGGGCGATAGTTCAGCAGCAGGCCAGCGGTCCCGCGCCCATCGACAACGTGGCCCCCGCCATACTGACGCACCGATCCGAACACGCCGTTCGAGAACGCTTCATTGCCGTCGCCGTAATTCAGCGTCTGGCCGGTGAAGCCATAGATCGCTTCGGTGATGTCGCCATCGCCCATGTGGTAGGCGTAGGACGATGCTGCGGAGAGCTTTTTGACGTCCGCGTCGGTTTCGACATTGAGATTGAGCAGCAGGCCGCGGAAGTCCGCCAGCGACGTCGAGGGCGGGTTGATCGTGAGCGTGCGCAGGTCAAAAGGCTGCTGCCCGGCGGCTGTTTCCGTGCCGGTCGCAACTGTCGTGTCAACAGGAAGCGTCTGCGCCGACGCCAGCGGCGCCCATGCCAGAGCGAGCGTGAGAAGAACGATCCGCATCATGTGATGCCATCCCCCGAGATCAGCCACGAGTCCGTGGTGTATTCTTCTATAAAGGCTGTTCCGAACTGCGCCAGGGTACGGGTTCCCGTCCCGAGCGTGCGGTGCCTCAGTGTCACGCCAGAGTCGGGGACAATGGTCATGGCTGAAGCATTGATGTTGAGCACACGGAAGACTGCGTGAAAACCGTTCGTCGCCCACGCCACGGAGCTTTCCGGCGGAATGGTGCAAGACAGCGAGGTGCCGTTAAACCGGATTCGCTTGCCAATATCCGTTAGGGCGAGGATGTAATTAGCTGTCTTCGCCTCTTGGGGAATGCCAATCGTGCCGGCAGATCGGGGCGTAGTCGGCGCGCTGGAAGCAAGGATCAGCTCCCCCGTCATCGTGTCGCCGGCCTTCGCCACAGCGCCCATTGAGGTGCGCGCGGTGGAGCCGCTTTCAGCGACCCACGTGGAGCCGTTGCCGACGATGAAGTTGCCGTCCGTGACGGCCAATCCAGCGATTGCGGCCAGCAGCGCGCTATACGCCTGAACGTCAGTGCCGATCACCAAGCCAAGCGAGGTTCGGTCCTCCGATGCGGTCGCGTTTGTCAGAAGCGTGCGCCCAAGCCCTGAGCTGGCCAATGCGGCGAGGGAGGTGGAGCTGGTCCAGTAGAACATGTCGCCGTTGACTGGGCTGATGCCGGCGAGGGCTGCAAGCTGTGCGTCCGCGTCCTGCTTGAGCACAAGCTGCTCGTAGCGAACAGAATGCCCATTCGCAGAGCCGGCGCCCAAGCCAGTGAGAATGAACCCCGCCATTGGCTGATTGGCGGCGAACGGCTTTGTGCCCTGCGTGTTAATCGATGCGGTGAGCGCCGACGCAATGTCGTTCATCTCCGCGTTGAAATCGTCCGCCTGGGCGACATCGCCGTTGTTCGGCGGCGTCACTGTGCGCGTGAAATCGCCACTGCCGTCACGAGGCATTGTTTGGCTTCCTCTTGTTGTGATTGGTGGCGGCTGCAATTCCGCCTGCGATGCCGATCGGCGCTATCCCCGCCAGCAGATCGTTGCTGTCTCTGTTCTTTGGGTCGAAGCGGGCGAAGCGGGAGCGGACGTTGGCGGGGTCGAAGATGACGTTGAAGTCGGACTGTTCGTCCCGAATGCCGGTGTAGCCGCGCTCTTGCAGCTTTGCGTGCGCCAGTGCTTGCACCTCGGATCGCGTCTGATCCGGAGCGCGCAATTCCTTTTGCGCCTGTCGCAGCGCTTGCTGATATTCTGTCACCGGCGCGAGACGCCCGCGCGCGACTAGGGGCATGATGTTTCCGCCGGCCTCGCCAAAAGGCATGCGCGTGAAATCGATCGGTACAGATCGGTCGCCGATTTGCGTTCGCACGCCATCGCGTGACGGTGTGCCCGCATAAGATGCCGCGGTCTCCGGAGTCGTGCCCACATAAACGCCCGGCCCATTGGCGCCAGAGCCGGATGGGCGCATCGCGCCAGCCACGTCGCGCTGTGTCCCGTGATACAGCGGCGTATCGACATCAAACCCCATCTCCCGCGCGCGCGCCATGCGTGACGCTTCGTCCATTGGGAGATCGTCAGCACGGCCCCTCACGGGCAAATAATATGACGGCGGACCTGATCCATAAGCGTCCGCCGCGCGATAGCCTCTGCGAGAAAGAACGCCGGGCAGAAAATCGTTGATGACGTTTTCGACGTAAACGCCGTCAAAACCGCCCGAACGCGCTTGGTCCTCCACCGCGTTCATCAACGCGCGAAAACCACCTCCGCCGGTGCCGCGCTCGTTAATCGGGAGACTGCGTGTAGAGCCGCTATCGTCTGCGCGCTTTACAGACGATATCTCAAGCGCTCGCTGGCGGCGACCGCCGATCATCGCCCCTTCATTTTTTCGCAGATAGACGGAGTACCCACCGGTATTGACCCACGCATCCCTGCGGGGCGACGACAAAAATTCGAAGATTGGCTGCGTATCAACCACGCCGGCGCGAGAGCCGGCGTCCCCGCGCAATAATTGCCGTAGTTGCGACTGCGTTGCGCCGGGTGTGCCATAGCTTGCGCGGTCGGCAGCTATAAGCCGGCGCACTAGAGCGCGCTGCTCATCGGAGCCGCGACCAGAGCGGACCCACCGCACTAGGGTCATGGCTTGGTCTTCCGACATGCCGATTTGCGCGGCAATGTCTGGCGCTGACGGAGCATCAGTTCGCCCCCAACTCGCCGCCTCAGCCAAATCACCGCTCCCGCCCACAAGGCTTTGGCGAAACTCCTGACGCGGGCGGATCGGTAAGCCGCCAGGGCCGATCTCGCGCGCCGGGTTGGGAAGGCGCGGCGGCGCTTCCAGCACCTCGGCGGCAGCACGCGGTGCGGCGCCACGAAGCGTCGGCGCAATCATGCCGCTTAGCCCCAGCGCGGCCATGCTGCCTTCCAGCGCCGCTGTCGGCGCATCGCCATAGCCTGCCGCACGCACGGCACGGCGCACGCTGGGCAACCCCGTGGTTTCAAGCACGTCTTGACCTAGCTGCTCGACATGCGTTGGCCGGCCATAGGGGATGCGCGGGTCGGAAAGCTCACGCCCCTGCGCATACATGCCCATGCCGCGCTGCTGGTTCTCACGGCGCTCGTTCGCCCGCGCTTCGTTTTGAGCTTGACGACGCACGCCGGCATTGTCGTCCCGCAGCCGCTCCGTCAGTGGCCGCATGCTCCGCGCGCGTCGGCGCGGCGCGTCGTAGCGATAATCTTGCAGCGAAAATTGGCCTATTCCGCGCACGCGGTCGTTCATGTTACGCTTTGCCCATGAAGCGCTTCGTCCTCACCTCTCTCGCAATCGTTCTTGGCGTCGGCCTTGGCGTCGGCGCGGTCAATCTGCTCGCTGTGGGTTTGGCCCATGCCGAGCACGCGCGGCTGAACCCGGATCGGGCTTATGAGCCGCCCCTGGACGTGCATCTCGCCAGGACGCGCTATGTCTGCGATCCCGAAGAACGAAAGCTCGACCTGGTTGTCACGACCCAATCCGGCGACGTCTGGCTGAAGACGCTGCGCGACTGCTGAGATCATCGCCGCCACAGCTTCCGCTTGGGCGGCGCATCTGCCGGCTGTCGTGGCGCAAGCAGCGCGCCCGTCGCCGGGTTGTATGCATAGCTCTGATCTTCTGACGGCGGGGCCGGGCTCATATCCGGCCCATGGGCCAGCACGTCAGCGATGGACACAGTGTTGAGATAGCGCTGCGGCTCTTGCGCGCTCCACACCCCGGCTTGCTGCTCACGTCGCAATTCGTTGGCCGGCGCAACCCAGCCCGGCATGGGCGCGTAGGGATTGGCTTGCAGGAACTCTGAGGCCGACGATGCGCGCCGCGCTGCCGCGGGATCGCTGAGCCCAGCGCCGCGGGGCGTAAACTCCCGCACTCTTGGCGCGCGGGTGAGCGTTGGAGCCATGTCGCGTTCACGGATCACGCCCGGCAAGCCGCGTTGGGCTTCGAGAGCGAAGAACTCATTCGGCGGCGCGGCGCGAAGCTGGCGACGATCCAGCGACAAGCGGTTGGGGTTGCGTGGAAGCGGGTTGGGCAATTCAACGACTTGACGCCAGAGGTCCTCAACCGTCTCGGCCATGCTATGGTTGCCCCATGTGGAAACTCATCACCGTGCCAATGGCGCTGATCAGCGTGCTCGTGATGCCCCTCGCCGGAGGCGCTGGGGTTCTCATTGCAGCCGTCCTGTGTCTGATTGCTGTGTGTATCCAGGACGAGACGATCCGCCGTCAGGCCGCTCGGATTGAAGAGCTTGAACGAGCGATTGATATGCCGGGATCAACGCAGGGTCCCGCGCTGCAAGCTGAGCCAATTCCTGGGTGGCGCGTCGCAGACCGGCGACGTTACCGGATCGAGAGGCGCTCGTAAGCCAACGCACGAACGCAGGGTTGGTCAGCGCCTCGCCAGAGATCGCCATCGTCGCCAGCAAGCCCAGCGTCGGCCCTGCCGTTGCGGGATTGAGCAAGCCTGCACCGATGCCGACATTCTGCACATTGATGCCAGAGCGCGACGCATTCGCCATGCGCTCGACGCCCTTCTGATAGCCCGCGACCTGGGCCAAATTATCAAGCGCTGCCGCCAATTCGCCGTCGCCTTGACTGAACAAAATGCGCCGACCTTCCTTTGAAAGCCGCGCATAGTTTGAAACGAAATTGTCCACGCTGAACGCGCCCGGCTCCAATACCGCAGGATTTCCAGGATTGGGTTTGCCCAGATCATCAATGACCGTCGCGGCGACCTCGCGCCATTCGTCGGGCTTAAGCGAGCGGCGGAGAGATTGGAGCGCACGCGCATTCTCGCGCCCGCCTTCCTGCGCCAGCGCCACGATGCGGCGATACGCTTGCGCACCGCCGCCTTGCGCGAAAGGCTGCAAGGCATTTTTGATGCGCTGCTGTCCCGCGCGATAGTATTGATCGACGCGGCGCAGCTGCTGCGCGGCCACGTCGCCGCCGATCGCTGACGCGGATGCGAAAATGTCGTCCGTAAGCGCCGCCTCAAGGCGTTGCAGCGAAGCATCGTCAATGGTCTGACGCAGTTGCGGATTGCGCTGCGCCTCGCGAACCCACGTGCGCAGGGCGCGAAGATCATTGAACCGCATGGCGCCGCGATCTGCTTCCAGCGCCCCTGCGATTTTCCCGAGCAGGGGATCATTGACAAGATCGGCCACATTCGGCGCGGCCACGCGGGAGCGAATGGCGTTAAGCGCCGCTTCAGTTGATTGCGTCGTAACTTGTGATCCGACGCCGCCGTTCAGCAATGCGGACTCGTCGCGCGCAATGGTGGAGAAAACCCGATCGTAGAGTGCGTTTGCCTTCGCCGCGAAGCTCCAATCTCGTGTCGGCGTTGAAGCGGCAGGGCCTGGAGGCGGCGACACGCTGCGGTCACGCGCGAACCGATTGACGCCGCGCTGGATGCTTTCGCCCACCTGCTCACGCGGGCCGTGCTGCCCAAAATCAGCTGAGATGCGCGCCGCCGCGTCGCGTGTGTCGTCCAGCGAGTTTTGCAGAGCGCGCCGAACGCGCCCGCCGGCGATGAAGTTTTCGCCAACAAGCTTGGACATGCCCGCCGACGCACCGCCCTGGATCGCGGCAAGGTTTGGCCGCACGCCGGCTTGCTCGAATTGCTGTGCTCTTTGAACCGACCGTGAGGGCAGGTTCATCAAACGCGGAACCGCATTTGCAACAGACTGAAGCGCCCCTGCCGTGCTGGCGCCAGCCAACGTGTCCGCAATCGTGCTGGGCAGCCGCTCTTGCAGTGTGTCGCCTTCCGCGCGCGCCATGGCTGGCGGCGCGGTCAAGCCAGCGCCAAGCTGCGCCGCGCCTCTTGCCGTGCGGATGCCAGACGCAGCCACCGGAGCCGCTACGTTCACCGCCGACGCCGCACCGCGTTCATTGGCTTCTCGCGCTGCGCTCATCACGCCGCCTTGGTCGCCAGACAGACGCGCGCGCTCCAAATCTACTTGCGCCGCCTCTTCATCGACAAAAGGCCCGTAGGTGATTTCGCGCGCGATCTGTGGGAGGTTTTGCGCGATCTGCTCCGGAAGCTGCGGAAGGTTGGCGACGCCCTCGCTGATCCGCTCCCCAGTCTGCGAGGCAATCTCGCCCAAATCGGTTGGCGATTGTGCGGACCTGGACAGGAAGCCGATAAGGCCAGTCGCGTCAGCGCCAAGCTGCATGCGGCGATCTGGATCGAGCAAAGCCCCGATGCCGGGAACGCCGCCCAAGCCATGGGGCAGCGACGCCATTTGCATCCTGCGCCGATTGTCAGCGGTGCGCTCAGCCTGCCCCTGCAAGGCGTCCAGAGCCACCGTGTCCGTTTTCTGGCCCTTGCCGCGCGTAGGTGCGCCGAGATTGCTCCCGCCGCGCACGGAACGCCGTGGCGCGCCAAATCGCGCTTGCATGGCGCTCGCCATGACCTCGCGCGGCGTGCCGTCCGGAAACTCGATTTCCTCGCCGTTCGGCCCGACGACGATCATTCGATCTGGCCCGTCGCCGGGTTGTAGCGCAGGCGTGACGGCGCGCCGCCGCCTTGCGGTTGTTGCTGGACGCCGCCGCCCATTTCCTCACGCGCCGCGCGCACCGCTGTTTGCGTGCGTTGAAGCTGTGAGCGCACCGATCGGACGGCAGATTGCACCTGACGCGTGCTTTGCGCAGTGTCGAGACTGCGCATCGTGTTGCCGAGAAGCTCAAGCTCTCGAACGGCGATCGAGCCCAGAGCGCCGCCCGTTTCGGAGTTGCGCCGCATCTCCGCCAACGTCTCAAAGCTCAAAATCGCACGCACCGGCTCCAGCGCCTGATCCAAATCCCTCGCCGCCGTGCCGCCAACGCCGCGGAGCGCCTGGCCCACGCCGCCGGTCGAATCCCAACTGATTAGGCCCTCGGCCTCATTGAGCGCGTCCACCGCGTTTTGAAGCGACCGCTCGGACGACTCCAACCGCCCCGCTTGCGCACGCCCTGCGTCATTGGCGCGAATATCCGCTGGCCCGCCGGGAATGGCTTCAAGGTTGCCGTCGCCAGTGAAGCGATAGCCGGAGGGCGGCGCGCTCATGCCTGGGCTACGTTGCGAAGCCGCAAACGGCAGGGTGCGGCGGGCCTCGTCCACGGACTGATCAACGCGAACGTCGCCCACCTCGCGTTGTTCGCGCACGCGGAGCGGGATCAACGATTCCGCCTGCGCCAACTCATCCGCCATGCCGCGCTCACGCTGGAAGTCATCGAACCGCATCTGCGCGGCTTGCTCGGGTGCTGCGGATGACAGCGCGCCAATCATCGCGTTTAGGCGCTCATCGGGCGCACCGCCCGTCACTTGCGACGCCTGCGTCAACGCCGCGCGGCGGGCTTGCTCCTGCTGCCGCTCGTTCGCTTCTGTATCGAGCCGGTCCTGCTCGCCTTCCATCGCCGCCTTGGTGCGGAAATAGGACTCGCC